GCAGATACTATAATAGTATCATTCGGGCTACCACTATCTTTTGTTATAACAAACCCAGATATATAATCCAGTGAGTTATTAATAGCCTTCATTAGTGATTGTTTATTAACAGCATCAGCGTTAGCAACTGGATCTGCTACTGCAAATCTGTTAGAAGAACTACCATTAAGATTAGCCTTGTTTAAATCAAGGTTATCTATATCAGTAGCATTCTGTGCTATATCTGATATGTTTGTATTTACTTGGCTATATACAGTATCAAAGTCGGCGTTTACTTCACTAGCCTTTGCGTATGTATTAGCCACAAATGTAAAAGGTTTTGCTATACTCATTGCTTTCCTTTCATTATTCTGATTGTAATAATATTACCTTTTGTCTATTTCTAGCAGCATTGCGAGCGTCTTTCTTCATTGCATTAGCAGTTTTCTTATACTTAGGATAATTGCTAGATGTCTGCAATGATAGCCACTTGCCTATTAACTCACCAGGAGTTTGTCTCTTATATGACAATGGGTTTTGTAATACTGGGTTAGTATCGTATCTAGATTGTAAACCAGTACCGCTAATAGCCGCAAGCATTTCTGGCCCATAAATAGTCATTAACCTATACGGATTAACAAACGTTTGTCCCATCTGATTTAAGCCGTACGCCAATCTCTCACCAGTTGTAGGTGTATATTTTTCTGCCTCGCTAGGAGCAGTTAATTTAATATTAGTAAGATTAGGTGATGTAGGCATTCTGCCATTCTTTTGGTATCTTGCTATATCTCCAGCCATACTATATATAGGTGACATCAAATTAATTAACTTTTCAGCATTTGTAATATCACCAAATACAGTTTGCGCTGGTAACGGTTCTATATTAACTGTTCTTATTGTGCCATCAGCCGCTATCTTATACGGAGAACCGCCATCATATTTATTCCTATCAAGATTAAACATATTAATTATATCTTCAGAGTAACTGTTTCCAGCCCTAGAAGGAGCCATTACTGTACTCTGGAACCTTAATGGTGAGCTTGATAATTGATGTGCCGTCGTTCTACCAGTCTGAGTTAAGAATCTATAGAATGGTATAAGTTCACTAGCGACATCATACACACTGCTAGGAAGTGCATAGTTTCTACCAAGATAATCACCAAGATCCTTATTAACTTCCCTATTTAGTCTATTAAATAGTTTGCTATCAGTATCAGACTTTTTGATTATATCTTTGTAGTTTACTTTTGTCTTCTTTGCGAGTTCTTTTGCTTGATGTATAAAATTAGCATATCTATCTACTAATTCTAATTCAGATTCTATTCTGAACATTGGGTTAGCAGTTATATTACTTGTTGAAGAATATATATCACTAGCAAATCTACCTATATCAGATAAACTCTTATTACTATCTTTGAATTTATTCCAACCTCTTACTAATTGGTTTATCGGTTGTTTAACAGATGATACTATTGTAGTTTGAGGTAAACCATCTACACCAGTACCAACATAAGAGTTAAATGAGGTCTGTTGTCTTAATGCCTTTGGTGTATTTTTTCTAAGTTTTGTAACGGCATCTACATAATCAGCAATACCAACACCAGCCATTGAGTTATTTGTTATGTTACCAATTCTGTTTAAAACTATCCAGTGCGGGTTTGCTAATACAGCCTTTTTAAATGCGTTAGACGCCTTTCTTATACCACCAAATTTTCTAGGCTTGAAAGAGTTATTAATAGCATCTGCATATACTTTATCTATTAGATAACTACCTTTGCCTATTATATGAGAATCCCTAAATGCCTTAACTAAATCTACCTCACCACCACTTGCTATCATTTGTGCTATAGATTTCTTAAATCCATCAAGAGATATTGCAACTTTATCAGAAGGTATATCAGTTGCCTTTATATCTTTTTCGATTAATTTACCTATATTCTTTTCAGTAAATAAACCTTCTAATATATCTTGAGCCTCTGTAGGCTTTACTATTTGTTGTAATTGATAGTTTACACTATCATCTAATATATTTGCTATTTCTTCTGGTAGTGTTCTACCTATAATACGCTTTGTGCCAAAGTATCCATGACCATCTTTGTTTATTTCTGATGCGATTATCTGACCAAGTTCATCTCTACTAGGTGCAAGTGCTTGAGTTAAGAAAGATATCTTTCCTTCATCATATAACTTACTACCTTCTTTTATTGTGTCTTCTATCTTATTGAAAAATTCTTCATCTTTCAATAAGTTCCACATCCTACCAGATACTTCTTTTTTATCAAGATAGTTGACTATATCACCATGAAGTAACTCTGGGTGTTCTGGAGATAACTTTTGCATTATATACTGTGCTATAGTATTTTCTTTAGACATTTTAGCATCTAGGAAACCTCTTTCTATAGCAGTCTTTTCAGCATTTCTTAAAGATGACTTAATAGCATTTGATAATTTCTTTTCATCTTTATTTAATTTGCCAGTATTTGTTGTTATATCTTTAACTATCTCTAGTCTATTTGCCATTGGCATAGCGTTTAATGTATTATATGCATTAAACATTTCAGCCCGCCTAGCCCTAGATGTTACACTAAGTTCACCAATTGACCTGCTAAGGTCTCTCATCTTCTCATCTGGGAATAGTGAACGAATTGCCATTGGAGCATTCTTGGTTACAGATGTAGCGCCAGATTTTATTGCTTTGCCAGTTGCATTAGCAATGCCTGGTACTGATAATATGTCAGCAGCCGCATACATAGGGTTATTAAATGCACCTTGAACAATATCCATTGGTTTTGTTTTGCCAGATCTTATATCATCTATAGATGTGTCGTAAGTAGATAAGTAGGCATCAGCCATATTCTTTGGGCCACCGACTAATCCAGTTAACCCACCTAATACAGCGCCGCCCAATGTACCAACAACTGGCAATCCACTACCAACCAATCCACCTACTAATGCACCAGATGCCGTTCTTCTCAAAGGCTCACTATTAATGGCTTGTTTAAATTTATCCGCTACCTTAACGCCTTTTTCGCCAGTCATTATTTCGCTTGCTAGAACACCAGTAATTGTCTTAAAATCTCTAGCAAATTCTTTTGCATTTCTAGAGAAGTTCGCTGGTAGGTTTTTGTAGTTACCACTATATGTTAATGGATTATATCCAGGTTGATTAATGCTTTTTAATGCATTATCTATTTCCCTTGCTTTATATCCATTATCTATTGCATATTGTATGAATTGATTTCTATCAAATCCTTGCGTCATTTAATTTACCTTTATCTATTGGGATTAGATTGATTAAGTATTTGCTGATATCTTGCATCATTTGTATTATTAACTGTTCCTTGTGCGTTTAATCCAGGAGCAACTCCGCCATTACTATACACATTGGCAACCGCTAAGTTCCCTTGATTGCGCAAGTTCTGTACTGCTAACGCCCTATTTAATGCACTATCATATCCGTATCTCTTTGTAGCATCATACAACTGAGCCTTATCCCAGTCGGTTAATCTTCTTCTATTGGCAGTTAGCGCTGTTAATAAATTCTTATTAGCGAATGCTGTTTCGACTGGAAGTTCTAATTCTTTTGCTATAGCAATATCTCCCATAGCCTCGTTTATTGCATTCATATTAGCGGCCTGTATGTCTTGTGCCTGTTTAAGCGCCTGTAATTTATTAGCCTCGTTAGCTACTGTATTGTAATCCTTGCCTACATCAGCCCATAAATTATTTCCAGACCACCCAGCCAATCCTGTGTAAAAATCTCTAGCCTTATGGTAGTTTCTTAAATTTCTATTATAGTTATTATAATAATTTTGCAATGCAGTTAAATACGGTTGATTAACACTATTCAATCTTGATATATAGTCAAGTATAGCGTTAACAGAGTTATCGCTATATGCTGATTCACCATTGCTGTTTGAATTTATAGCCGATGATTGTACCTGCTGTGCTTTTGTATTACCACCATTACCAGATTTATTACCATTTGTATTCCCATTAGGCTTACTAGAATTTTTATCATCTGCAACAGATTCATCATCAGACATTGCATAATATATATTTGGTGCTATAGTTGTTAATATTTGGCCAGGGATACCTCTATTGTATCCAGCATACGACCTTATTAATCTAGCAGCCCGTGGGCTTATTGTTGCAAGATTCTTTACTGCGTTCTTTCCACCAGCCTTTATAGCCGCTTTTACGCCAGCCTTAGCAATAGTACCACTACCAGGGAATAATATATTTGCTCCCAACCCAGCGCCACCAAGTATTGCTTGACCAGTACCTACATACGGGTGACCATGAGATGCTTGATATATACCTTGACCTATATCTACAGCGTCTCCTATATATGGCAATAGACTTACACCATTTTTTATTGCTGATTTTCTTGCTACTGCCTCTGGTATAGATTTATTTTTTACAGTATTTATAGTGGAAGTTTGCTTTGGTTTTACTACTGGTTTTTTATTATTTATAGTGCTGTATCCCCCACCAGCCCATTGTTCAACTGGAACTACCTTACCTAATGTTAAATCTGGTAATGGTTTTCCAGAAGTAGTAAGCATTAACGGTTCTTTTGAAAGCGCGCCACTACCTATACCTTGTTTAGCAAGGTTATCTAATATATCCAAACCAAATTCAGATATTGGATTAAAATTCATCGTCATTTATTTACTCCTAAAGTTGTATAATACCCTTATGCTCATCTCCCATACCTATAGGGAATGTAAGGGTAGTAAACCAGTTATTATCCTTTAATCCGAGATCATCTTTAAATGCGTACCCCAGACCATATAATGCACCGCCTAATGTAGCCCATGGATTACCTCCAGAATAACCAGCAGCCTTACCAGCGCCTTGTAATGGATAAACGAATGCCTCTTCGAAGTCTGAGTAGTTGCTATCATTATGACCAGTAGCTGCTCCATACCCAGATTTAGCAAAGTCTGCTATAGCACCCCATGGAGTACCACCGCTCCCCCATGAACCACCAGTATACGAATTAAATAAACCAGCACCACTCTTACCAGTGTTAAACCAGTCATTTACTCTGCTACCTTTATTATCACTATTTCTACCAAAACTAAACATTATTAACTCCAGCTACTAAAATCTAAATTAAAATTACTGCTACTGCTTGTAGGAAGGCTATAATCATAAAAACTATTATATGCATTACCATAGTCTCCTATCGTATTTCCACCTATAGCATTGTTACCGCTAAATAGCGAAGGTAAGTTGAATGATTGTGTTAATAGTGGGAAACCGCCTCCACCACCAGATAAGCCTTCTGATTCAGATGATCCTCCCATTCCAGTCATACCTAGTATGTCTTTTAAACTACTTCCACCAAAGATGGATCCCAGCATTCTTCCGCCAGAAGAGTAGTCTCTTTTATCTCTATAGTATGGATTTGCCAGATATTGTATTCCAGTATCCGCTATGCCATTACCTCTCCATGATGCCCTTGGGACATAATATCCTCTAGGCTGATTATACTGCGACGAGTCTGCCCCTCCAGCCATACCGCCCAACAAAGCATCTAAAATACCATTGCCGCTACCTGATTTATAATCATCAGCATTATCTTCTGTATTATCGTTTTTACCGCCAAATAAACTTAACATTATATGAATCCTCCTACACCACCTATTACGGCACCACCAGCAGCGCCCCATGGGTTACCAGTTGTAGCAGCACCAGTCATAGCACCGCTAGCCATATTCTGTAACACACTGCCAAGACCACCACTTCCCTGGGCTTGAGCTTGGGCAACGGCATTTTGGTATGCAATATCTTTATTTGTATTTCTTGTATTCCAGTTAGCCAAATCTACATTATGAGGCGTTACGCCATACTGATACATATTATGGAACATATCAAGTGTATTGTACCTACGTTGTAATTCATTATTAATCAAGTTCTCATAGTTAACTGCTTTATTATATGCAAGGTCATCTAACTGTCTTTGGAATTGTCTTTGATACTCATCTGTCCTATATGCTGGAGATGTAGCATTAAGCGTCCCAAACTGATTATAATTAGCAGCATTATACTTGTTCATTATATCAGTATACTGACGTTCCATATCGCCAAATGCACGTTGATATACATCATTATTTCTAGCCTCTAGAGATGCTATAGTAGGCTCGTCAAAGACATTAACCTTATTATAGTTTTCTAATACACCCTTGCCACCAAGGTCTGCTATCTCTCTACCTTGTGTTATCCAAGGGGTATCTTGAAACTCCTCGTATGGCTCATGCTGAGGTGCTTTAGATTTCTTTCCCATTTATTATTCTCCTAAATTCAAATTACTATATACTAATTCGTTATAGTATGTGGGCACATTGTTCTTGTTGTAATATACTAATCTATTTCTTAGTGTACCCTCTATTTTAAACCCTACATCCTTAAGTAGTTTTATTATTCCGAAATTATTAGCAGGAACGAATGCCTCCATCCTTCTTATTGGTTTCATATTTTCTTTTAAGTAATCGTAGCAATCAAATATAATTTTTCTTGATTCCCTACCCCAATATCTTTTACTTACTATTATGTGACATCCGCAACTAGCAATCTCATCATTAAATATAAAGATATTATCAAATGTTACTACGGCAGCATATTTTCCGTTAGTAGTATCAACTGCCAATAAAACTACATTATCCCTAATGTCATTCTTTATACATTCCATTATGTCTTCATCGGTTGTAATACCAGATGCTAGATTAAAGACCTTGCTAGCCTGTTCTTTATGGAGGCGATATACCTCCTTTACTTTTTCATAATCATCTGGTTCCAGCGTGACTTCTACAAAGTCATATTTTCTTGGTTCCATATTACTCTCCTCTACCAAGGTGCCTCCTCGGTTTCTATTCTTCTAAAGTTATATCCATATATTGCAAATGCTTGGCCTGGCGCATTTGTACCTATTTCTACTTGGAATGTTTCAAATACATTGTTAGGCAATAACATTCTTATAGAATTAAAACTGCCAGACGCCCAAACATCCTTGTCCCATAACGTTAGGTTATTATCATCATGTATATCACCGTCCCAAATTAACCCACCAGATGTTAGCATGTCATCGGTTATTATTCTATCTTCGTATGGGCTATCACCATCTTTGAATGTTCTTATATAAAAATTATTTTTATATTCAGCAGCTAAGTCAACTGCAAACTCAGAGAATGAATGGAAGTAGTCACCAGCCCAATCGAACCACGGTGATTTATAATATGATATAATAGGTTGACCGTCAAATGTTGGACCTATAAATTCTTTAAGCACCTTACCATCTTCTGTACCTATATATACCTCATTCACATAGTTAAATGCAATGGTTACTTGCTGAGGTACCTTACGTACAACAAATGCCTTACATTGGAAATCGAATATTAAACCATACGAACTTCCTACCTGGTCTATCATAGGCATATAGAATATCATCCATCTTTTTCTAGGAAGAGATACACAGAACACATCATCTAGGTCTGCCTCTCTTAGATTTTGGAACACATTCCTAACCTTATTTGTAATAGCATCACCAAGGTATCTATCACTAAATATAGTCCTTTGAGAAAGTGGAAATATATCCATATTCTCTCTAGAATAAACGTAATACTTAGTGTTACTTACTATCCAACTCTGTTGGCTATCACACGATACATTACTATATGGTTTTATCTGTATTGTGCTAGCATCACCAGTGCATGTAAGGATATAAGTGTTATATTCTTTATGAACTAACATAAAGTCAGAATAAAGACCTAAGCCTTTTATTTTAGATGTATCATTATATACACTATAGATTACACCAGCATCATACTTTATGTCCCATTTATTATATTGTCCTACCTGAGAATAGAATAACCCATTCTCTCCACCTATCCATAATCTACCGTTATAGAACTGTATCGCAGTTCCTCTTATTGGCGTATGGACATCAGGATCTTCCTCGTTTACTAAAGTAGCATTACACGCAGATACTTCTGATAAATACATGTTAACATTTGTATATGTATTTGCAGAGTTAGTTGTAATTGTTAAATGCGTGTCATCTGTAACAGTATCTATTGTATATACCACATCAGACGTAGAGAACTGCACTGTATCACCAGGCTTAATTTCTGTGGTAAATTTAGACGATACTCCAGTTACAGTCTTTGTACCAGTAGTAATAGATACGGTTCCGCTAACTATTTGGTGTCTTCCAAGTTCATAGAATATTGGATCATCAGAGCCGTTAGTGGCAACAAAACCGTTATTCATATTACAGAAACTTACTCTATCTGCACTATGTGGGAATTGGAATAACTTTTTAAATGTATTAGTAACAGCATCAAGCATTCTTACTTCACCATTTCGCAATGCTATTACCATGTACTTACTATTGTTTTTTACATATTCCCAACCACCAACGATAGCAGATGACATCTTATCGCCTACTTGTATATTGCCATCCATTGATTTTATACCACCGAGTTTAAGGAACTCTACATTAACCATGTCTGGCGACTCTGTTTTCTTTGTTGTTGAGTTAAGTGTATCTGGAGTAGATACGTTATTCAAACCACCTGTTAAATCATAGTATGCAATTTTTGAGCGTATTCTACTCATAAGTTCCTCTTAAGTTACCAATGTATGGATTTCTAAATGCTGCTATCTTAGCCTCAAGGCTAGTAGGTCTATATCCAAGTACCTTACCACCTTTAAAGTAATCTTCTGTCAATCTTTGGTTGCTAAGCATCTTGCTATACAATGCATTGTATTTACGTCTATAGAATTCAGATTTCGGATCTCCTGCTGATGCTCTAAAGTCTCTTACTACCCCATATACCAATAATGATCTATATCCTTCTGGTATAATGGGTTCATCTGTAGCATCTGTCATTATATCCTTAGGACAACCATCTATATCGACTGCGTATTTATCTGTTAGATATCTTATATTATACCTTACACCATCTTCGTCTTTACCAGGTGTTGGGAATAATCTTATCTTATCCTCATATATCCAGTAGTATATAGGTTGACCATTTGTACTTAAGGGCAGATATTTATGTTCCATATTATATATCAATGGAGGTCTATTTGTCTCATCATCTGGCCTTATATAAACTATATAACCATCTGGCAAGTCATATTCATCTACGCCCTCGTATGTATATAATGCTTGAGTGCGCTCTCTAAACTTCCAGGTATCATGTTCACCACAACAGAGTTCCCTTAATACCTCGTTCATTTTTTGCTTTATTAATCTTCCCTCTGGAGTATTCAACCCCTCCAATGAAGTTACAGGAAGATAACTCATTAAGTTTATAACCTCGTTGCAAAGGTCTAAGTAATTTCTACCCATTTATACTCCTTATAAAAATAGGGAGGGAGAATATCCCTCCCATAAAAATTATTAAGCACTAAACTTAAGAACACCCTTAACAAGTGATTTCGGGTTAGTAATTTTGTATCCATAGAGGTACAAAGCACGTCCGATATCAGCGAATGTCTGCGGATCTCTAAGTTTTTCAACTTTGTTATATTGTTCAGCAAATGTGATACCCATCTTAGTACCAGCGATAACAACATACTGTCTGTTAGCCTCATCAGCAACATAGTATTTAGTTCCGTCATTACCAGAGATAGTAGATAAAATAGTATCAACAAATACCTTCATACCAGCAATCTGACCTACAACACCTTTGTAAAGGATATCATCACCTTGTACTGTCGGGTGAGTAAGAACAGTTGAGTTAACTAATTCTTCAAACAATGCAGGAGAGATTGTTACGATAGGAGCAAGCTGTAAGGCCTGTTCTTTATTGCCTTTGAATGTATAGAAACCAGCAGGTGACAATGCCTTATTGTCCTGAAGGGTTCTTTTCAATCTGTTGAATGCCTGGTTGATAGTTGATGCATTGAATGTGTATGCAGCTGAATCAGTATCAGCAACAACACCATAACCGATTTGAGGTACATTAGCATCAGCAAGAACAGCCTCTTCTAATTCCTTGTTAACTTCAATCATCATCAATTCATTAGCAGCGCTCATGTAACCTTCCATCATGTTGAACTGAGATTGAGCCTGTTCAATATCATTGAATTTGAACTGGAATGATTTTGATTTATCAATTGTCAAAGTAATTGACTTAGGATATACAGAAGTTGTATCAGGTACAACACCTTCACCAATTACAATGTTAGAAAGGTCAGGTGTAGAAATATGAACTGTATCACCAGCAGATTTGATTTCACCTTCCCAATCAGAGTTAGTCATGTTATTTTTGAAGTCCGTCATTTCTTTGGACTCTTTTAAAAGTTTCTGAGAATAAAACTCAGGAACGAAAGCATTTACGTTATTAGCCATAATTATATTCCCCTTTAATTACTATGCGTAGATTACACCGATTTTAAGTTTACCAGCAGTACAAGCAGCCGTGCCGACAACCAATTTAACTTCAGCGTCCGACGTCATGCATACAGGAGCAGTAGCGATTGTGCATTTACCAGCACCTTTAATATCGGCCTTTCCTGTAGCAGATAATACAGCAGTTGATCCAACTGTAACACCAAGAGTAGCGGATCCAGAAGATGCCAAGTCATCAGCAATATTCTGAATGAATGCTCCAATTACAAAGTGTCCTTTAGGTATTCTGAAACCGAGCAGGTTGCTACCAGTAGCAGCCAAAGCTGAGTCAACAGCCAAGTCAACAACACATTCTTTGGTTGAGAAATTACCGATAACACCGCCATCAATTTTTCTTAATTCTTCAGCAGTCATTTTAATTATTTCCTTTCTATTGTATTCTTCCTTCACGCATCTGTTGTTCTATTACTTTTTCATATTTAGCAAACTCATCAGGACTCATTCTTCTAATCTGGTCTCTAGTAAACGTTTGGCCATTTCCAGAATAAGTCTGAGTATTTTGAGTTGCTACACCACCCTGAACTGCAGATGTGTCATTCTTTACCTTATCTTGTAAGGCAACTGTTTTACCAGCGTTATATGCCTCTTGATACAACGGTAAAACTATATCCATAATATTATGTAATTGACCGTACATATCTGGAGATGCTCCATAAGCCTGTACATATTGTGACATAATATTTGTTAATGCAGGAGATGCATTAAGTATTTGATTGTAATCATTCTGAAATTTTGATACTTCATAATAGGCATTCTGTTGTTGTATAGCCTGTCTTTTACCTACTACCTCGTTGCCAAGTTGTTCAAATCTTCTTTCAAACTCATATCCTTTAGCTGGATCAGTTTCCTTAAGAGCATTAACGGATGCATCAATTTTGGCTGGATCTGCATCAACACCAAATTCATTACACAATCTAAGGTATTGTTGTTTACCTACATTTACAATTTGCTGATCCATATTCATTAAGTTAAATGTCTGTTGGTCAACATCTTGTATCCCAAGCGTTTCTCTCAGCTTTCTCTCTTCTTCATCCCTAATTTCATACTCTTTGATTTTTGCTTGTAACTGTTCAACCGTAGGTTGTTCTGTACTTTCAGTTGTTTGTTCACCATTTACTTGTTCTGTGTTATTATTTTCTACAGCACCACTTCCATCAGTAGTTTCTTGGACATTGGTCTGTGCATCTTGGCTTGCTGCGGTATTTTCTTCAGCAACTGTAGTAGTTGTCTGAGTTTCGCTAGGAGCCGTTGTAATAACTTCTTCTGCCATTTAAACCTCCTAATCTTGTTCACTTAAAAATTTTATAGCATCATCATATTTCTTTGCGTGGGACTCTGCTCTCTCTATAAAGCATTTAAGCCCCCAGGAATATTTCAACCACCAGTCTCCAACCCCAGGTTCTCCAGGTGATAATGAAAGACCTTGATAAATTTCATCTTTAATAAAATCTCTGCAGTCTTTCCACTCTTGAGTGTCGCAAAGCTTTTTGAATTTTTCAAATTTTTCTTTTGCATCTAGCGCCTGCTTTTTAGTTTCTGGATCCATTTTTGCAACCTTTTCTCTTTTCTTTTTGTTGCTTTCAATGTAACTTACAACTTCGCTCATTTAACTAATCCTCCTTGTATTTGTGCTTGTACCTCTTCTCTAGTTAGCGTTGGATCTGGTATCTGTCCAGCAATCTGTTGCTCTTCTAACATATTAGCAAATTCTGGTATTGCAGCAGTTATGCCTCTTTCCATATCATTTACATATTGACCAACATGGCCTTCTGGTATTCCTCTTGCATTAGCCTCTTGCCTAATTGCTCCACGCAATCCAATCGCTCTAGATAAGGTATTTATCTGTCTATAATTTAATTCATTAAGTATCCAAATAAAGAAATCAGCGGCTGGGAACTCAGGTCTTTGTACTATAGTCTGGAAAGCTGGGCTACCCATTAACTGGAATAACTTTTGTACTGATCCTTCTTTTTCAACGCTTGTCTGAGCATTACCAATCATGAATACATAATGCCCATTTCTGACTTGTTCTGTTATATTATAGAAATCCTGTATGCCATCCCTTATTACAGGAACAACATCATCGGTAGTTTGGTATTCTTTCTTTAATTTATATATTGACCATATAATAGGAACTACAACATTATGGGAGAATAGATATGCCTCTCTAGATAACCTAGTTGTTTGTCCGCTATATATATAAGTTGATTCACTAGCGGTTCTAACTCCTCCAGTCCCACCAGTTCCTTGCATATATGGACTTACGCCAGTAGCACCCTCCATCTTTCTCTTAAAGAAGTTTTCAAAATCAAAACCTCTAAGTCCAGCAGAGAAGTTCATCGGTTGTGGCATTCTAACGTCATTTAAGTCATCGTTAGAGTATTCTACTATGCCACCAGGTTCCCATATAATACCTTCGTTTATAATACCTTTCTGGGCCATTACTGGAGGGTTAACTGTAAGCAACCAACTCTCCATAGTTAAGTCCATGCATTTGTTTTCAAGTTCGTTTAATAATAATGCTGGCTTTAACGGAGTCTGTCCTCTTAATGTATCTGGTCTTTCATTATAGCAAGCATATCCGATAGGACATACTGGGTATAAACTCTCATCTAATTTTGCTAAATATTTTCCAGCAATGACGACAATAATAACATTACGAGCAACGTCACCGTTAGAAGGTATAATATAATCACCATAATATTCCATTACCTCAACAGTAGAGCCTATAACCTTTGTGTCTATATCATGATAGTCATCTGAGTAGTCATTTATTTGAGTGCGACTACCTTGTTCTACCATCTGTTTTAGGTCTGCTATTTCTTCTCTTGTTAATTTATAATCTTTATTTGACAATACATAACTTAGTGGAACAAATTCTCTGTATATTTTACCACAAGATTGCCAATGATTTTTCTGTGATTTATCAAAGAATAGATTAAGCGGATCTATTCTATCTACGTCCGCTCCCTCATATACTATTTCATCTTGAACTCTATTTACATATTCAATTCCAGTAACAACTGTCTGACCTAATTCATCAACACCATATATAGGCTCTTCTGACTGGTATCTCTTTTGCTCTACCTTTTGAGTCCAATGAGAAAACCAAGCGGCCTCACCCTTATCCATATAATCATCTAATATTTTGTCTAGCGTTGATTGTAAATCTATTTTATAACAATCAAATACCAATGCTGATTTAAGCATTGCGCTCATCTCATGTGATTCTGGATCAAGGCCTTCAATATCAAACATACCATCATAGTTTTGGTAAACAGCCTTAAATATATTTGCTCTTAATGATTGTCTTTGCTCATAGACATCGGGTATCAATTTAACCTCTGCCTTATATTCATTTGCAGAAGGATATATTTCTCTAACTACTCTGTCGTAGTCTTCCCTGACTTCTTCTACATCAGCAGCCCACTGTTTTGCCTTATCGCAAATATCTTGGCAAATATTTTCCCTATCTATCTTTCTTATTTCTTTTTTGTTGTTATCTTTGTAATAGTAAAATCTCATCTTATTCCTGTTCTATATTCATATTTATCTCTACCAAAAACATCTCTCCTTATACCAGCAAATGTTTTGGTTGGAGATGGTTCGCTTTTAATTGGATAATATCTATACGCAATATACCCACATGCATCAGTAGGATGCGTTAAATATTTAGCCTTTGGATCGTTCTTGATTTGATAAGAGGTAGGTTTCTTGGGCTTACCAGTTCCTTCCTCTTGAACAAGGTTCTCTATATCATATATTAGATATTTACATTCTGGTCTTATCTTTATGTGAGGGACTCCATTCTCATCTCTCATCATTCTATTCCAGCAGTTATATCTATATGTTATTGGTGGGTTGGATTTACCTACATCAAATTTAACATTAGTAAATCCCATCCTAGCCAATTCGACTTTCATTATTTTAA